CCACAGGATGAATCTGCCCCTTGTCCATGAGCTTGACAGCTTGAGCTTGAGCTTTGGTAGCAAAGAACTTGGCAAAGAATCGTGCAATAGGACCCGTGGGTGTATAAAATCCCCCCGCTCTATCCGCAGTCCCACCAAAAGTGGTATAACCTTCGTCTATCTGTTCTTTTTCTATTTCATCAGCCATCTGTAATCCTCTTCTGTCATTTGACCTGTAGCTGTTTTCATTCTAAATTTATAACTTTTAGAAGGCATAGGTGGTGATTCTTTATGGGGAATCTTGGAAACATGCTCTAGAGGAGTACTATCCAACAGATTTTTATACCCATAAATAGCCAAAGATAGACTCATGATTAAATCATCATGATATCCCTTTTCAGCCTGAGCCCTTCCTTGATCTTTAATTATAAATGTCATAAGTTCATCACAAGTTCTAGTAGAGTTAATTTTGATTAAATCCGTTCTAACCGCTTCCTCTAAATCTGCCAGAATACTGTCCCTATTTTTAGCTGTAACTTGGAATCCCAAGTCTCCTTTTTCGTCGGCCCATAAATTTTCATACTCATAAATATTATAGAGCCAATCAATTAAGTTATTTCCAATTGTATTTCGCTCACAAATAACGTGAGCTATGTTATATAGCATACCTTCTTCTGCAATAATTTTAGCAAACTCATTTATTGGAGTTCTATTTGAATAGAACTCAGCTACTTGTTGTCCATTGTACATATTTATAATGTGAAATGCCGAATAATCCCTATTTCTCCCTAACGAAGTATCACAAGCAATAAGATAAGTATAGTAAGGTTGAGGATCCTGCCATACTCTCATTCTATTATTATATTTGATATAATATTCCTCACTAGTTTGGGAAGCAATTTCTTTTAAAACTTCCCCGTCTATAAAAGTATCACCTGTTCCCAGGAAAGAACATTCATACTCTTGGAGCCATTGCTTCATAGGCATATTAGCCTTAGTAGTTGTTTCCCACTTATGAATATCCAGACCCTTTTCCATCATAAAGTCATACAAATGCGTGTAATCTTCGTTGAATAGATACTCAGGGTGTTCTTGCCAACGTATATCAATAGCATTAAACGCATTTTCACCGTCAACAGCTTTTTGGTAAACCTCATGATACCAATTACCAATACCATTTACAGTCGATAATACAAAAGCTCTACCTCCTGTTGAGATGATGGGGTATACAGCAGCCCAAATCGTATCAATACTATCAATAAAAGCAGCCTCATCTATAATTAGAAGGGAACCCGCCAGAGAGCGGCCCGATTGTTTACCTGATGGACGCGATTTAATAACGGAACCTGTCTTTAGTTTCAGAGTATGCTTGTTATCTTCAGCAATCCCAGGCTTGAAATAAGCAGGTAATTCATCATACATTAGCTTTATCCTATCTAAAACTTCCGTAGATTCAACATCCCCTTTAGAGAGGATTACCACATGTTTATGTTTCTGAAAAGTAATCATCCAAAGAGAGTACGCAGACGCAATTGTAGTACAACCTGCCTGTCTAAATTTTCTAAGAATATTGAATCTATGATTCTCTAAGTCACCTAATATGCGTTCTTGAAAAGGATATAGTTTAAATGGTACTAATCCACGGATTGGGTGAACTACTTTAATATAGTTTGAAATGAAGTAAATGGGGTCTTCTTTACATCTCTTAAATTCTTCTACTAATTTTTCCTGATTCATCAAAAATTACTAATTCTTTCACCATATTATAGTATATGAAGATATACGCTATCATATGTACTAGATCTAGAAGTGATATTACCCCAACAACTGATAATCTTCTATCTTTCTTTTCTAAATGTGGGATTCAAATACTATTAATCGCTGGCGCTAAGTCCATATTTAAAGCGTATAACGGAGCTTTTGAAAAGACTAACGCGACTCCAGAAGACATAATCATAATGTGTCATGATGATATTGAAATTCGGGAAAATCCTGAAGTTTTTGTGGAAAAACTAAAGAATGCACTGAATAGAGATATGGTTGCCTTCGCTGGCCCCGCAGGAACCACTTATTTAAGCGAAGATGCAGTCTGGTGGGATCAAGGTAGATGGCAACAGGGGCTTCATAAGGGAAAAGTTACTCATATTAACCCCCAAAATAAGGAGTATCTGACCTACTACGGACCTCCTGATGATGTAGTAGTTCTAGATGGGCTATTTTTAGCCACAAAGGCCCAAACGATCAATGAAATTAGCCTCCACAAACCTGATTACTTTGAAGGAGAGTGGGATTTTTATGATCTCCACTATACATCCACTGCTTTTTTAAAAGGATACGTAAATACAGTTCTAGATATAAATATTGTCCATCATTCTAGAGGAGAACTAGTAGGAAGGGATTCTTGGCACAAAAATAGAGCGGCTTTTATTGCAAACAATAAATTTCCGATACAAATCTTTAGTTAACCTTCTTCTTTGTTCCGTATCTTTTCTTAGGACTGCGCTTAGGGGTTGGCTCGGGTGTGGGGACGATTGTTTCTACTATAGGAGCCCTTCCTGCCGTCATAGCGTCCAACCTTCCTTGGAGAACCTTACGGTGTCCACCTTTCGCTCTCGCAAGCATTCCTCTTAATTTTGCTTCATTTCTATTCATATCTTTAATCCTTTACCGTGTTTAATTTTTGATTCTTTAATGAAAAAAGCCTTGAGCTTTTTTTTGAGTTTCTCATTCTTCTCAAAGTATTTAGGACCTTTATTGTAAAAAGCCCTCTTCTTTTTCCTCAAACTTTAATCACTTGTCTAACCCATAGTAATAAGGAGGATTAGCAATCCTAGGAGGCCAGAGCGAAGCAGGTAGAGCCACTGATTCTTCAATCACTGCGCTCTGCGTCTCCGTAACCCCTTCTGCTGCCAGGAGCCATTCAACTCCCTTCCATATGCCATATCCGCATGCTCCAAACATACTCAACAAAACTATTAGTTCAGCCAAGCTCATCTTAAACATGGAGAATGGATTCCTAAATCTGTCCTTAAAAAGGAACGCCCAAATTGGATTCATTTTTTTGTTTTCCCATTAATAGCTTCAAGAAGTTTATCTTCTTCTTTTTTTCCGTCCTCCACAATTCCCTTTAATATGGTCGAGAGATTCGTAACGACCAAAGTTATCAATCCGGCCACAACCGCAATGCTCTCTGATGGAATAAATTTTATTGAGAAGATGAAGGTGACTACTAAGAAAGTGAGATAAATACCAGCAAATTTGGCTAGATGCTTTGCAGCAGTTTCCTTAGCACTTTCTTTGATTAGTAATTCCCTAAACATTGCATCAGATTCAGTCTGCTTCATTTCTACCGCAGCACGACCCTCTGCTTGTTTCAGCTTAATCGCTGATTGAACGTCAATATAACCTTTATTATCTACCATAGGTGTTTCCTTATTCACTGTAATATCCTCCTACCTAGATTATTCCCCCAAGTATATAGCTACTATTTTTTCTTCTTATACTTCTTTTTTAGAACGCCTTTTTTCTTAGGCTTGTAGTGTGGTTTGTCACCCTTATTTTTCATTGACCACATCAGGGCAAAGATATTCTTAACTCCAGGCATACGCCCCTCTGCTTTAGCTTTCTTCATAGCATCAGCAGTCCCACCTACTTTAACACTTTTCTTACCACCAGTCTTGGTGTGACCCCAACCAGGGGGAGAAACTTCAGAGAGGATTTGACCTATTTTTTTATAGACAGTCCAAGCATCTTCTCGTTTTCTTTTTCTTTTTTCCCTAGCAGCCTTAAATTTAGATTCGTCTTCTGCTTGGGAAAAAGAAGGTAATTCACCCGTTTCTCTATACCTCTTAGCAGTTTGTCTCTCCCGTGTTCGTTCTCCAACTTTTTCCCAAGCAGAAGCTCTAGATCTTCGTAGTTTTGGTGTGCTCATTTTAGTATAATTCTACTTCTTAGCGTGGTGTTTTCAGTACTTCGGAAATAATATGACCTAAATTTTTATAAGTATTCCAAATTGATTCATTTTTTTTTGATGGAGGTTTAAATGGGAGTTTCATCTGACCTGTAGTAGGGAAAAGTTTTTTTTGAGTTGGGTATGGTACATCACCCCCCTCTATCCAAGCGCGGTGGGCCGCATCCTTTGCAGCCTTTAATTTTTTCATTCTTCCAGGTAGAGCCCCAGCATTGCTTGCACTACTCAATTCTTGGGCGGCTTTCCTCCATCTATCTTCTAACTCACTTTCTTGGAGATACGTCATAATTAAACCTCTGAATTATATAGGAG